AAACATACCTTTAGTTAAGGTAGTTTTACTTTGTCCAAACGAAATAGATAAATCTGTTATCCCATCACTGAACTCTCCAAATACTCTATTTGTATCATCAACTAATGTTGCCACTTTTGTTAATTCCGTCTCATAAGCGGCGGCTTCTCTTATAGCAGACTTAGCAAACATACCTACAGCAATAGCTCCACCAGCGGCCATAAGAGTTCTTATATTAGTGAGCTTTCGTACAACCCCTGCCATAGAACCAGCAACTCTTTTCATAGAGAACTCAGTCTTGGTAGTAAAACTAGTAAGTTGTTTTCTACTTTGAGCAAGACCTCTTTTCAATCCAGTAGTATCTATATTAATTCTACCGAATATAGAACCAAGATTAGCCGCCATTATTCTTTCCCTCTCTCATTATATCTTCTTTGTTTCATTTCTATAACATCCTGTCGAGCCTGTTCAAGTTTTTGCATTGTTTCTTTACTATGTATCTTAGGAATAAAATCAAATGGTGTAAAAGGTGTTATCTTTTTCTTTGTGTCTCTATTTACATTAGCAATTAAACTGGCAATAATACCTGCTCTCAATGCCGCCTGACCTTCTCCAAAAGGTTCTATATTATAAAAAACCATCCACTCCGTTAATTCTTTTGAACTTATTCTTTGTAACAATTCTTCTACACTACAACCCCATTGCAAGGCTAGTCGAAAACAGAATAACCTTACGGGGTTGTTTTTGAGTTTTTTGTTAGATCGTCTATGTCCTCCTTGCCCAATCCCGACAGCCTTTGAGCTACTTCAAAAATTCTGTTTAATTCTTTTGCTGACTTAGTTCCTAACTTAGTAACATCACCCATATCAAATATTTTATCACCTTTTTCATTTACAACCGTCCTCACAATCAACTCAGCTCTAAAGTTTTTAAACCTTTCATTTTCATTACCGTCTTTATCTAAAAATACTTTCTTTTCAAAATCATCTCTTTCCGTACCTGTTAGTCCTCTTACATACACCTCACCACCCCATACCTTTATTAACTCTCTTTCTAAATCATCCTTATTTAGGATTTGCTCCTTAGTTAAAAACATGATAGCCTCCTTTTGTTGGTATCATCGTTAAAGTTTTCTCTACTGACCAACCACTCTTAATACGAAACCGCAGAGTAGAATACTTTATACCAAGTCTCTTCGACCAATCAGCAAAACTTAATCTAAAACCATCGAACTCTAGAAAAACATTATTTCTCTTATTATTAGCCTGTTGTTTTTCAGTAGACCATTTACAATTATCAGGAGCATAATCACCATCATTATCAATTCTATCTAAAGATTTATTTTTTGGCTTTCTTCCCATATCACTATAAAAATTCTGAAAACTATTATTCCATCTATCACAAACTTTTATACCTCTTCCACCATAATCCATAAATCTAGAACTATTTGGATTATTACATCTGGCCTTCATGTCCTGCCAAGAAGTATATATTGCTGTACCAAACATACCATGCTTTCCCAATCGCATTCCTTTTATTCCTTTTTTTCTAAGTTCTCTGGTTAAGAACATAACAAACACCTCCTCAATTAATTTATGAAGTTAAAGTCGTTGCTCCTGATTTCCTCAATGTTACCGTAAACGTCACAGCATCGTCCGGGTTTACTTCGGGATCACCTAAATTAGAAACCCTTGCCAAGAAATCAAATTGGGTTGCATTAGTATCTCCCAAAATAAGCCTATAATTTCTAGCAGTATTAGCATTTACGTCTGCAAGGAAATCATCATAACCATCCCTGGTAAAATTAATTGTCAAAGTCACTGTGCCAGGATCCTTAAACCCTGTAATAAATTCTCTAAATCCCAAGCTGGAATCGATACTCGTGACGCCAATTTCCGCTGCATCAATCCCCGAACTCGTGTAACTCTTTATCTCAGGAATAGCCGTAAACGATTCATTCGATGTACTATCCCCCCTTGAAAACGAACTACTAACACCACTAAAAGCATTTGTTGCCATATTTTACCCCTCCCCACTAAAAATTAAAAAACTAAACCGTCCTATGTGCCAAGAAATTAACTGTAAATATTGGACGGTTATTCTCATCAAATCCTATAGCGAAAATATCTGTAGAAGCTGAAATTAAAATATACCTTGTGCTATTAACTGTTTGATTACTAAGATCATGTAAAGCATCCCTCACAGTCTCTGCTACTGTATAAGCTGCCTGGTATCCAAATTCAGCCCCTCTTATTCTTGCCTGCACCCTTACAACATAATAATTATAACCACTAAGATTAAATTGTGGCCTGTCCCCTCCCACATCATATAAAGTCACTATGGGAGAGGCATTCTCTATATCAGGTTCAAGAGCTACGAACAAATCAGTCTTGAAAACCAACCCTGTTCCTGATGACGATAACAATAACAAATCTTTAAAATCTTCTGCTGGTGGTTTCATTTTATTTTTGCATGTGATTTAATAGTGTTTAAAATAACATTTCTATTCTGTAATAACGCTTGCTCTAAAAACTTAGCTTGTCCTGCTTGAACTATCCTTCTTAATTTCTCCCTTCCTCTTCCTCTACCTACTAAATCAACTTTAGTATGTCTTGCCGTCAAATTTTCATGAACATACAAAGCATAAAAAGCAGTAAATCCTATTTCAGCAAAAGGAGAGGAAGAATCTACACCCTGCCTTTCTGCTATTACAGACTGATGATCAATTCCCATTCTCTGAGCTAGACCTCCTGTAATAGTAGATTTTGCTTTTGACTTATCTTCTTTAAAAGTTCCCTCAGAACCTGTCCGTCTTACTCTCGATCTTGTCTTTCTACCACCTCCCCATATCACATAAGCACTATTGCGCAAATTACCAGTATCAACGGGAGCTAGTTTTATTGCATCTCTTTTTACTTTTAAAGCTGCTGCTAACAATCCTTGCCTTGTCCTTCCTTCTATACCACGTATCTCTTTATTAAGATTAGATAATACTTTGTCCAATCCCTTCCATTGTATTCCTTTTACTTGACCAAGAGACATTGCCATTATAAAACCACCCTCCCTGTTCCACCTGGTATAAAAAAATCCGAACTTTTAGTGCACATCATCCATTGTGCTCCTTCCGGTAACGGATGGCTACTATTCAACTCCTTCATTCTTTTTCTTAAGTCAGCATTACCAAAAAACTCTTCCTGAACTATCATCTCCGTTCTATCTTCAAATTGATGGTGTATCTGAACAAGTGTCTTTTTCATAAAAATACCTTCCTCTCATACCCATCACCTTTCATATTAGATACTTTTTTAAACCCTCTAATTTCATAGGCATTATCTACATCTTGTGGAGCATCCTGATCAGCGGAACTTATATCAGTAGTAAGACCTTTATATAACCAACCTCCTAAATCCATATCTTGTGTAACATATACAACAGCTTTCGTCATAGACTCTTTGCCTTCTGCATCAATAAACAAATCGTTCCTATCCTCCCACCTCCCCTTGAGATTAACATAATCTACAAAGGTGGCTCCACCAAACCCATCCGGAGAAGGAGTTCCCCAATACACAATATCATCTTTTAATTGTCTTAACATCCATTCAGTAGCCATAGTTTTTTATGGTGTAGCATCTGTTGGTGATTGTACGGTCTCCACCTTGACATACTTCTTACCTATCTTTGCTAAAATGCCTGTAGGATCCATAGTTAATAACTGTTGGCCATATAGAGTGCAGTTAAGACCCATATCGGTTTTGCCTTGATAATTTATTGACGTGTCTCCTATCTTCTCCGCATGAGGTCTCATATCCCTGATAGCCACTAAGTGAGCAGACCACCATCTCTCAATCTCTTTAAGAAGAGCATCTGACAAACCATGCCCACTTAGATATTTATCTACCAGTATATTGGCAATGGCTACGAACGGAGTAGTAGTTACAGTAGTATCTATTATTTCTTTTACTTCTACATCGGTCACTCTTACAGCCATTTACAAACCCTCCTATTATTCACAACTAACTGCTTCCCTTTTCAAATTACTCCATAGAGCAGGAGTGATAAAATCTAAAACTTTTTCTCCCTGCCACCTCAAACCTAAATCATTAATTAACATTTTAATATTATCAAACCTACCCTCTATCATATCCCTTGTCCAAATTTCCGTAACATCTAAACCGGCCTCTCTCATTTCTTTGAATCTCTCCTTATGCACATTAATCCATTTTTGCCAACCTAACCTCCCATTAAATTTAGACATAAATCCAGTCTTCAAACAACTATCTATTATTCCACTATCTATCCTCCTGACAATAATCCACTTTGCCTCCGGAAAAGCTCTATGCCATATCTGCCATATCAAACACATCTTAGCTACTATGAGATTAG